CAACAGGAACCCGGGCGACAGGAACACGGGCAACAGGAACACGGGCGACAGGAACACGGGCAACAGGAACACGGGCAACAGGAACACGGGCGACTGGAACACGGGCGACAGTAACACGGGCGACTGGAACACGGGCTACTGGAACACGGGCGACTGGAACACGGGCTACAGGAACACGGGCAACTGGAACACGGGCGACTGGAACACGGGCGACTGTAACACGGGCTGTTTTAATATCGACACCCCCTCTGTTGTACGTATATTCGGCAAAGATTGCGAAATAGAGATTTGGGATAACGCAAAAAAACCAGATTTCTTATTTTTCGATATTACCTATTTTGTTTCAGAATCAGAAATGTCTGACGAGGATAAATCCGAAGATCCTAATTTTTACGTTCGTGGTGGTCAATTGCGAAAAAAGGGTTACAAGGAAGCTTTTATGGAGTCATGGAATAAAGCTGATAAGGTTAATCGTGAATTGGTGCGACAGTTGCCAAACTTCGATGCTGAAATTTTCTTTCAGATTAGCGGGATTGATTTGCGATAATGACCACCCCCTCTCAGACCAAAGCCGAATTTGTCTCTGATCGTGACTATTGGATATGGTTTCAATTTGAGGTGCTAAAGATGCGTCAAAGAAAAATAGCCAAAGAACACGATTTAAGCGTATCGAGGGTGAAGCACATAATCGGTCGAGTAGAAAAGGAGAAGTTAAGATGAAAATTGCTATCATTCATGGAAAAGCTCCTGCAATCAACTGCAAGCTGCTGTAGCCTTTAAATTTCTTAGTGGAAGATTAGCCTGATGCCGCAATTTACCTTAGTTCGGACCGACATTCCAATGCCCACAGAGCAAGAGCTTAACTGGGCACGCAAGTTGCTGTTTGACTGCTTCAAAGGGGTAACCGATCGGGATAACAAGCGCTGGTGGAGGTTTTGGAGTATGGCTATCGGCAAGGAGCCGGGGGAGATGTTCGATTTGGAGACGGTGTTTCCGCGCTACACGCCCTATCACAAACGGCACATGAAGATAGGGCAGGACGTATTCAACGCGCAAGAGCGCTTTAAGGATTTCGACATGTTCCGCGACTGGCTCAAGATCGGCGCTGGATTCGTTGTGTGGGTCCCCGGCGCGAAAGGTGGAATTGTTCCGCTGCCAAAGTCGGTGAGCTATGCCAAAGTTGACGAGCTGGAATTCAGGGAGTTTCACGATAATGTCATGGATTTTTTACAGGGAGAGCATGCGGCTCCGTACCTTTGGAAGCACCTTGGGGCTGGCGCGCACGAAATGATGGAATCGATATTGTCTGATTTTAGAAATGCGCAGGGAGGGATATGAGCCAAAAGTTCACCTACCGAAATCCAAAGATCCTGAAACACGCTCGCGGCCAGGCTTGCCAAAACTGCGGCACCCAGGATGAAACGATTGTGGCGGCACATAGCAACCAAGCAAAGCACGGCAAGGGCGCAGGGCAGAAGGCGCATGATATATTCGTGGCCTACCTGTGCCACCAGTGCCACGCATGGCTCGATCAAGGAACCGGGTTCGATCCTACGGGGATATGGGGGCAGGAATGGCAAGAGAGGCGCGATATGTTCAATTCAGCCATGTTTAAGACGCAGATACTTTTATTGAGGGACGGGGTGATTGGATGATCTGCCATGGCTGCGGAGGCTGGATCGGGTTCACTACGCCGCGCCCAGCGCAAGCTTTAGTTTTTGAATGCCCGACACTCAAGCTTAGATTCGGCAACGAACGGGATTTCAAGGAGGGGAAGTTCTTGGGGACGGCAGAAGAGAAGCGAAACGGCGGTATTCACGACATGCCAAAGACGTGTAAACAGTTTGTAAAAAGGGGGAATGCATGAGTTACGATGACCAAGCAGAGGCAATAGAGCAAACGTTGAGAACCGCGGCACTAAGTTATCGCAAGCCGGTGTTGGAGAAAAAAGGCACTTGCTACAACTGCGACGAGCCGGTTACTGGGTTTTTCTGTGATCAGGACTGTTCAAAAGATTACGAAGACAGACAGGCTTTTAATAAAGGGATAGAATGAATATCAAGCAATGGATTGGCAGGCATAAACTAAGGCTGGCCATCAAGTGGATCGGAGAGCGCGGGCTTGTAGCGGTTCGTATCGAGACTCGGGCGGGAACGGATTATCTGCATTGCCCGGATGGGACATTCAGGAAGATCGGACGATGATCCTATTACCGTGGCCAGCCAAAGAGCTGAGCCCTAATGCCCGGACGCATTACTTGACTAAGGCCAAGTTTGCCAAGCGCGCAAGGGCTACAGCAACGTGGGCAACATTGGAATCCAAGACCAAGATCATGGGTTCAGGGTTGATTCAATTGAATCTGACGTTCTGCCCTCCGACGCCAAGGAATAGGGATTTTGACAATCTTATTAGTTCCATGAAATCAGCAATCGATGGCATTGCTGACGGACTCAAGGTAAACGATAGCCGTTTCCGCATAAATTCTATCAAGATCGGGGAAGTCGGCAAGCCTGGCAAGGTGTTGGTTGAGGTATTAGAATTAGATGCGTGATTATTGCCCCGAGTGCAGATCCCCCAAAAAACCGGAGGAAATGACTACACTCCCGACAAGCGCAAAGAACGTGATCCGCGAATGTTGTATCGAATGCAGGATGCGGATATTGGCAGCAAGGCGTAGAATTATAAAAGGCAGGAAAGTATTGACGCTCAAGGGCGTTTAACCAAAGGAGATAGTTATGAATTATGGAATAACACAAGTAAATACATTAGCTGGTTGTGATTCGCTAAAACAAATGTGCGAAGTTGATCGCAATCCAACAGTAGGCGAGAATCTGGAATCGCGCATTGCCATGCTTAAAAACGAATTGGCACGATTGGAAGCATCACGCGAAACAATGGCCCCTTTGCTGAATATGCATATTCGTGACATTCGCGACGCAATGAATTACTAACCAAGGAGAATCAAATGCAACCACAAGTACCCAACACCATGCCGCCATCAGCCCCTCCAACCGGTGGATCTGCACCTGACGCCGAAGACATGCAAGACGGCGGCGCTGACGAAGGAACCGAAGACGACGACACTGGCTCGAACAGCATTGAGCTGGAAATAAAGGCTGACGGCACTCTCGTCGTGAGCCTTGAGCCTGGCGACGACGAATCCAAGGAAACCCAAGAGACGCCGGCCAAGAACATCGACGACGCTTGCCGAATCATCAAGGAAATCTACAAGCAGCTGATGGGCGCAACCCCTACGGCGCAGGATCAATCCACTGAAGACCAAGCTTTTCAACAAGAAATGGGGAAATAACGTGCTAAATGTCCAAATGAACATCGAACAAACCCGCAACGCCATCGAAGAATCGGAGAAGCAGGGGCTGGACTTCATTGAAATAATGGTCAACGCCGTGCCTGTTCCTGATGGCTTTACGATTGTAAAGCTGCCGAAAGTGGAAGAACCTACGGTTTAAAGGAGAACGAAGTGGCAGCTTCAGATAAGCAAGACGAACCATGGACGCATGTGTGCAAAACTGGTATTGAGGTCACCACAACGATGGATAAGTGTCCTCAATGTGGCATCCCACGCGGATTTTTTCAGACTAATTACGAGTTGAATCTGTTGGCAATGAAAAGGTACGCAGACATATTGACGCAAAGACTCGAACCACCTATGCCGAAGGTACAGAAAGAGGTACTCGATCTGCGCGACCAGTTCGCCATAGCCGCTTTAACTGGAATACTGGCCAAGCCATCAACTGGCGGATTGCCAGAAGAGATTGCAACTCAGTGTTATGCCATGGCCGATGCAATGATGGAGGCCCGCGATAATGGCTGAGATCCCAGCAAACGCTCGGGCGATACGCCACGTAGGCTGTGGCGAGATCATCTACTACTACACCGGAGATCGAGAATCACTCCTGTATGCCGAACTCAAGTCGGACTGTATGCTGTATGCAAACGGTGATCAGGTCAGGCATGCCGATGCCTTGATAAACAAATGCCCAAAGTGCGGTGGTCGTCTGCATACAGACGAGCTAATGACCAATTTAGATATGGACGGCGATACAAAAAGGGCGGAAGCTTTGAAAAACAAGAGGGCGGCGTATGAAAATAGTTGAGTTCAAGCAAAAGCCCAGCCAGTCGGCCATAGACTACGCCAAAATCTTGCTTGCCCGGTGCGAATCGGGTGAAGTGGTGGAAGTTACTGCGGTTGAAGTCTATGCCGATGGCAACTGGAAGAGTACCGGAACCGAGACGGATAGCAATGTAAGGCGTATCGGACACCTTTTCGCGGCTGCGGTGGATGCGGTTAATCAAGCGGAGATGGAATGATGAGCGATAACATGAAGATATTTGATGCATGGTGGGATAAAAACGAAGCCCAGTTTTCCGCCGACGCATGCCACATGAGCGAGTATCACATGGCTTCTGTGGCGTTTTTGGCCGGAACTCCTCAATGGCAACCTATTGAGACAGCACCAAGGAATGGAGCATCTATACTTGTTCGCTGCGTAGGAGCAGTGGAATCTTTCGTAGTAGTTGCGTGGGACAAGAAAGGCAGCAAATGGGTGCGATCATGGACATTGGCAAATGATAATGTCCAGCAACCAAAACATCCTACCCACTGGATGCCATTACCAGAAGCGCCGGAGGAGGATGAGTCGTGAGACTTACCAGAACAATCAAGAACCGTGTGCGGCCGCACGGTCCCAAGTGGGTGCCGGTGGGCTATTTCAGCAACCGAAACCAGTATTTCATGCGCACCTTGAAGCCAGAGATCGGCACCCTGACTGGTTTCAGATACGTGGAAACAAAAAAGATATGACCAAACCCATCACACAGAAGCAGGCGAAGCCTAAGACAAAAGCCAAGCCTAAGAAGAAGGTAAAGCAAGGCACAAGTCGTGCCGAGGCGGAACAGAAGAAGATCCGCTTCGTGGACGTATATATGTCCAATGGTGGGAATGCCACGCAAGCCGCTATAGCATTGGGTTACAGCCCTAATGGAGCGAGTAAGCAGGGCGGTAGAATGTCCCGAGACCCCCTGATTGTGTCCATGATCAGACAAAGACAGCAGGAATTGGGCGAAAAATACCAGCTAACCAACGAATCTATCGTGGCTGAACTGGCAAAGATTGTCCATTCCGACCTAAGAACACTATTTAACGAGGATGGTAGCTTAAAGCCTGTTGCCGATTGGCCTGACGATGTTGCAGGAGCGGTAAGTTCATTGGAAATTGAGCAGCTTTTCGAGGGAACTGGCAAGGAACGTGTCCAAATCGGACATACTAAGAAATTAAAGCTATGGGACAAGAACTCTGCCATTGAAAAGGCGATGAAGCATTTGGGCTTGTTTGAGGCTGACAACAAGCAGAAGCACTCCGACCTAACCGACGAAGAGCTAGACCGTCGCCTAGCCGAGAAGATCGCCAATAAGAGATGACCGACGCAGTAACCTACGTTATTCCGGACATGACAAGGGCTGAAAAGCTCGAACTTCTTGCCCTGCTCGAAGAGAAGGAGCGACGATGGAACGGGCGCAGACTGCTCGAATACAAGCCATACGCCAAGCAAAAAGACTTCCATGCCATGAGCGCAATTATGAGAGAAAGACTCATGTGCGCAGGCAACCAACTTGGTAAAACTTTGTGCGCAGCCGCTGAAGTTGCCATGCATTTGTCTGGGCGATACCCTGATTGGTGGGTTGGGCGCAAACTTGAGCATGCCAACCATTGGCTGGCTGGATCTGAGTCTGGCGAACTGACCCGCCGAGGCGTGCAGCGCCTGTTACTTGGACGAGATTACAAGACAGATCCCGGCACCGGCATGATCATGCTGGAAGATATTGTCGATATAACGCCCGCGCGCGGCGTGCCAGAACTAGTGGACACCATCAAGGTGAAGAATAAGTACGGCGGAGTCTCGACAATCTCCCTGAAGTCCTACGACCAAGGACGCGGCAAGTGGCAGGCGGACACGGTGCATGGCGTATGGTTCGACGAAGAGCCGCCAGAAGATGTGTACTTCGAGGGACTTACCCGTACCAATACTACGATGGGAATGGTATTGCTGACGTTTACCCCACTCAAGGGCATGTCTGCTGTGGTTAAACGGTTTTTCCTTGATAAGATTCCAGAGACAGGAATTGTCACAATGACCATCGATGATGCTGATCATTACACTCCAGAGCAAAGGGAGCGTATTCGAGCCAGCTACCCAGCGCACGAGAAGGAAGCGCGGGCGAACGGCGTGCCGACGATGGGCTCTGGCTTGATATTCCCGGTAACAGACGAGTCAATTACGGTGGCTCCGTTCCGTATTCCTGCTCACTGGCCCCTGATTATGGGAATCGACTTCGGTTGGGAACATCCAACTGCATGCGTGCTTCTTGCGTGGGACAGGGACTTAGATGTGATTTACGTGTGCGGAGAATATCGAAAGTCAGAGGCGGTGCCTGCCATCGTAGCTGCGGCCGTGAAGCCGTGGGGTGCATGGATACCAGTCTCATGGCCGCATGATGGACTGCAGCATGACAAAGGCTCGGGTGAGCAGCTTGCGTTGCAATATAAAACCCACGGCCTGAACATGCTGAAAGACCGCGCCACTCACGCGCCAGCCAAGGGAGAGGAAGAGGGAACCGGCGGGAATGGTGTCGAGGCTGGGCTTCAGGATATGTACGAGCGCATGATCACCGACCGCTGGAAAGTATTCAGCACCTGCGTAAAATGGCTGGAAGAGAAGCGCATGTACCACCGCGATGACGGCAAAGTGGTCAAGATGATGGACGACACAATCAGCGCGTCTCGGTATGGGTACATGATGAAACGGAAGGCGAAGACTAAGCCAACGCAGAATGCAGGCGTGCCGCGCATGCCACCCCCTCGCCCTGTAGCACCAGGAATGGGGTAGAATAGCTTCAGTTTCATCGAGTCCTTTCCCATATCCCATAAAGATGTAGTCATGGCCGCAAGGCAAAAAACATAATGCCTACGCAATCTCAAATCTAAGCCCGTTCCCGCCAAGGATAAGCGGGCTTTTCTTTCCACTTGCTTTTCAATGAATCCTGACTACAATCAGGCGAAATCGCGCAATAGCGCATCGTCAGGAGATCTCAATGACCACTGTTGCAAATACAGCAAAGAATATAGGAGCCCGCGACGGTTCCGTTCAGTCGATTGTGTGGGGGCCTCTCACTACAACCAATCTCGATGGCGCATGGGTTGACTGTGCAGACTTCGCAGACAAGACATTTCAGGCCGATGGCACATTTGGCGCTGCCGGCTCAATCGCAATCCAAGGTTCTAACGATGAAGCCATGCCTACCACTAACTTGTGGCCGGTTACTAAGGCTGGAACATCTACCGCAATGGCGTTTACCGTACTAGGCGGCGGAACTGCAAATGAAAATCCGCGCTGGGTACGTCCTATCCTTTCTGGTGGTGACGGCACAACTGCTGTAAACGTGAAGCTGGTTGCGCGTCGCGCCACTCCACTCCGTACTTAATAAGGGAGAATTCTATGTCTGCTGTTACCGATGGATCTGCCGCACTCAAAAACTTCGCAAGCCAACTCAAGTCGATCATTGATCTTTCCGACGAACTCGACCGTATCGGCTCTCTCGACAATCTTGCTGCTGAATCCCAGACGAGCATGGCTTCTGCAAAAGCTGATGCCGACGCTGCACAGGCCGAGTCTATCCGCCTGAAAGATGAGATTGTCTCGCTCAAGGTGCAGGCCGAGCAGATAATGAACGATGCGAACTCCTACGTCGCCACGTCAGAAGCCAAGGCGAATGCAGATGCTACCGCGCTGATTGATGCGGCCAAGGCGAATGCGGACGTAATCAACGCCAATGCTCAAGCGCTGGCACAGAAGCTGGTGTCAGATGCCGGAGCCAAAATAACTGAGCTCCAACAACAAGAAGCCAGTCTGACGGCAACTATCGCAGGGCTCACCGCCGCTTTAGCATCGGTCAATGCCGACACTGAGACTGCGACGGCCAAGCTGCAATCGATCAAGGACAGTATTGCGAAGTTGGCCGCTGCGTAATCCGCCATGGCTTTAAATACTCAGATCAGCGATGGCACTGCGAACGCTCAGGCAACTGCGCTATCAACACTATGCAATGCTGGGCTGGTCAAAGTCTATGAC